CCTGTAAGGATTGTGTTGTTTCTTTTTATTTTTCTAAATCACTTATCGATAAATGGAGACAAATGTAACCTGACGTACACCGACCCCTATTTGTCTCTAAAAATTGATTTAAATATTACTCTTAACTATATATATGACCCACCGAAACAATTATCAATATGTCAAGAAATGGCGGGAGGCTAACCGAGACAAATATTTACAAGCAAAAAGAGGATATTGTCTAAAAAGTTATTATTACAAACTAGGGGTCAAGGAGTTGATGAGAATTGACCTATCTATATTTTTATGAGAATCTTTACGAGATTTTTATAAAAATATATTAAAATTGATTTTAACTTAAACAAATCTTACACGTTTATATAATGATAAACTATTTGGAACACATTGACAAAAAACGAGTGGAACAACTTATCAAGAAAGATGACGTGGATGATGACGTTAAAAAACAACTGAAATCTTATTTACGAAAACATGATTCCAAGAAAGGTGGTTTTTTTGTCGAATATGAAAACAAGGGTATTGGTCGTGGTAGGAAGTATGCTAAGGGTTCGTTGTCGTTGCAAAACTTTAAGAAGACCATTCGTGAAACATTGGTATATGACACACACACCGATATTGATATTGTGAATTGTCACATTGTATTGCTAAGTCAATATTGTAAGAAAAATGGTTTTGTTTGCGAAAAAGTAGACGACTACGTATCTAATCGCAATTATAAATTACAGGGCATTATTGACACATTTAAAGTTTCACGAAAAACGGCAAAGGAACTCATATTGGTTATGATGTATGGAGGATGTGTCAACCAGTATTGTTGCGACAATGGGTTTGACATTACTATTCCTATGCCTTCGTGGGTAGGCGAATTGGAAAAAGAAATGACTTTATTGACTGATCGCATCAGTTCCAACGAAGCAACCATATTTAAAGAAGTCAGCAAACTAAAAAAGAAAAAACAAAAAGGCGTCTTGCTTGTCTTATGTATTACAAATCATTGAAGATGACCTTATTATGAATGCTTCTAATAAGTTAAAACAATTAAACTATGTAGTAGACACATTATGTTTTGACGGGTTGCTCGTAAATGCGACCAACTTATCCAGCGAATTATTAGAAGAGTTGTCGTCGTATTGTTATGAATGTAGTGGGTATAAAGTAGAGTTTTCGTTTAAACCAATGGAAAGGCATTACGAATGTGTTCCAGAAGAATACGACTTCTCTGATTATGATTTTAAATGTCTTGATGAATATAGTCAAACTTACTGTGCCTCTCTTGTAGGTGACACGTCTGAAGAGACCTATCAGTTGAGGAAAACTTACTTGGAACATTTCATCTGTAAAGTCCAGCAACCTCAAACCGTGTATTTATATCAAAATGGCAAACATAAACTACCACAAATCATGAACCCTACTGAACTAAAAGAATTATTTAAACCAATTCAGAGTGGATACGTGTCACAACAAGGTGTTCCACAAAGTTTTACTGACCGATGGACGAATGACGTGAAACATAGGTTATATCGCACGATGGACTTTATTCCGTTTAACCAAGAAAGTCCAATTGAAGACGATAATGTGTTCAACCTTTTTGAGGGATTTAATCCTGATATTTATGGCGAGGAGATGAATGAGGAGACTATTCAGAAGAAGATTACCCCATATCTAGATTTGGTTAAAGAATTATGTGGAGGAGAGGAAGACCATGCTATGTATTTCCATCGTTTTATCGCACAGATATTCCAAAACCCTAATTGTAAAGTTCCTATCTGTGTCATCTTTAAAGGGAAACAAGGTACTGGTAAAAATATGATGTTGGATGCCATTGGTAATATGTTAAACAAAACACATTATATCACTTCGTCCAAACCCACTGATTTCTTTGGTGACCACGCAGAAGGGTTTTGTAAAAAATTGTTAGTAAATCTAAACGAATGCGAAGGCAAGAATACGTTTGATTTTGAAGGAAAAATTAAATCGTTTATCACAGAAGATACCATCACTGTCAATCCCAAGAATGTGAGACCATACAGTATAGCGAATATGGCAAGAACTGTCATCACCACCCAGAAACCCAATCCTATCCCTATTGATGTCAAAACCAAAGACAGACGGTATGTGGTATACAAAACTACCGACAAATATATTAAAATGTCTTCAAAGTTTTGGACACAACTACATAACCATTTACGGAAACCTGAAACGATGCAAGCTTTATATCAATGGTTTATGACGTTTGACTTGACCGATTTTGACTGGATCAAGCGTCGTCCACTCACAGAGGCCTACAAGGAAATGTGTAATCTATATTCCCCTATTGAGGCTTTGTTCTTTGAAGAATTTTACGATAACGAGATATGGCTAGGGTTAGGTGTGAGTGGTAGGAAAGATGAAGTGGTTACTATCCCTATGCAGGAGTTGTTTGAAGAATATGAAGGATTTTGTAGACGTCACAGGTTCTTGAAAGATGATACAAAAGCAACTTCATCACGTGCATTTATTTCAAAGTTGGTGGATTTGGAGATTCCTATGACACGATTGAAAACCGATGGTATCAGATGTGTGCGAATTTCACCAAAAGAAGTGTATGATTATATTGATGGAAAACAATGGATAAATGGTTTTGACCATGAGAGGGAAGAGGTGGAATATGCCGATACTGGAGACGATGGGGAAGAAGGATACTTTAGTTAGGGTCTTTAGGGTCGTTTCAAACAAATCTGGGATTGAGAATATATTTTTTTAAAGAACAAGTCAACTTAACTTTTCTTCCATGCCTTAGGAGTTCAGACCCCTGAAACGACCCTAACGACCCTTGTGTAAGACGCAGTATATTCGTAAGATTCACACTTAAAGAATTATATATATAGTTCATAGAATGGACAGTCAAATGGCTAAATTTAAAAACTTATGGCGAAATACGGACACTATGAGAGAGTGGGTAATGTATGTGTCTTTCGGTCAAAAGGGAAAGCAACATGTGTCCATATTGAAACCAAATATTTAGATTATTCAACGTAAGATAATCGTTTAAAGATACTATAATATATATACTATAATGGTAGACACCGAACGAGAAACAAGAGACAAAATCGATAACATCAATATAGAAATGTTAAACACTATCACCAAATACGAAGAAAAAATAGAACACCTAAAAACGACACAGAGTGAAATCATTAAATTTATAAATGATAAAATCAGTATTATATGCTTTAATGACGATATAGATGGAATAAAGCAATCACTATTGGAATTGAGTGACGGATTAGAGGATATTTAAAATATATTACCATATATATGAGTAATATTCCCAACGACAAAGCATTATATGCTAGAGTTAAACAAGAAGCAGATGAAAAATACAAAACACACGGGGCCTATAAGAGCGGTTGGATTGTAAAAACTTATAAAGACCGTGGCGGGACTTATAGTGGTAAAAAAGCAAAGGGAGGCTTGACCCAATGGTTCAAAGAAAACTGGAAGAACGTAGCAAAGGAAGGACAATATCCCGTATTACGGCCAACCAAGCGTGTCTCAAAAGATACACCATTGACGATAAAAGAAATATCTAAAAGTCAATTAGAAAAGCAAGTCAAAGCAAAGCAAAAAATTAAAGACAAAGGGAATTTAAAACCCTTCAAGAAAAAATAATTTGATAGCAAAATAAAATTGATTTATATATTTATATTGGTTGAGATTTGATGCCTTATACCAATTGCCTACAACTATCCACTATCGAATATTTAGATTTACTTGACGATATACCCTATAAATATATTAAGAATATGATAAATGAAGACGATGAAGACGATTACGAAGTAGAAATAACGGATTTAAAATGCGACCGAATTGCGTATTGTAAAACCCCAATTTAAATTGACTTTAAGGATAGATATTAGCCAAGGCAGTTTACCAATATATGTTGATAAGACATTTACAATTGTAAAAGAATATAACAATAGTAGCGGTATTGCATTGACCATGTTAGACTTATACGAAGAAGACAGCGACAGCGACGACGAATAGAGACAAGAAACATATTTTTTCTTTGTTTGTATTATATGAAGCGTAGTGATTATGACTCACAAAAATACAGCGTAGACTACTACAAAAAAACATAGTCAATTACAATAAATCATGTAAAAAGTATTATCTGAAAAAACTTGGTTGTAATATGATAGACAAACCCTTTTTTCTATAGAATATTTCCTGAAGGGGTAAATCCGTTTGAAATGGATTTGAAGAACCAGAAGAGGAATCATCGCTAAACTCCAACGTGGCCTTATTTATATTATCAATTTCATTATAAAATTTCTTTTCTTGTTTATAAATACTTATTAGATTGAGGTGCGACGCTTTCATATATTTTTTACGCAAGTCGGGATATATACTTGTCTCTAACTTTTCCAAACTCTCATGATATTGGGTGAGTAACGACGGGCTTATGGGTTTCTTCATTACGAGCCACGTTAAGCGTGTGGGTAATCAAAGACTGACTCTGTAAAATTATTTCCATTTGGTTGGGGAAATTCTTGAATTTTATCAAAGCGGACATCATGGCTATAATAGAGGAAAGCCCAATCGGTACAAGTAAAACGACGCTGTTATTCCATCGCATTTGTAGTTTCATAGACTCGAACATACCTGTGGTTAGAGACACGATTATAACACACTTATTCCAGCTATCATTTTCGCGTTTTAATTCTTCGTGAGCTAAACCCAAGGCATCCCGCTTCGCCTTTAAATCTTGGATGATTTGGTTTAATTCTCTTTTTTCCATATAAAATAAACATATAATATATTACAATGGAATGTAATATTTGCTATGAAACAACACATAACATAGTTCATTGTTTCAACAAATGTGTCTTTTAAAACTTGCCGTAAATGTTTTAAACATATGCTTGAAATAGTCGATGGCGAAATATGTTATAGTTGCCCGATGTGTAGACATCTAAATATCTATAACGTATCTAAAAATTTTACACTGTTTATGAAGAGGGGATTAGATTTATTAAAATTATCCTTGTCTCTTATGAAACAACAATTGGACGAACAAAACTGAACCACCATTGGGTGATGTATAATTTAGAAGCCATCGACAGAAATCGTAATCCATTGTAAAATTGAATTAAATAATATAATTTATATATAGTATGGATGACTATACACAATACTTAAAAGACCAAATGTTGGCGCCGACGACCGTCCGCAATCACATCCGCAATTTAGGAGCGTATCAAGAGGCTGGATTTTCTATTGATTCAGAGGAAGATAAAACAATAGAACATTTAAAGACGTATGATGTAGGCTCAAAGAGACAAACTATGGTGTCTACTATTTCAAAATATAGAACTTACAAACAATTGCCGAATGATAATATTCGCCAGTTGTTAGTCGAAGCGGTAAAAGATACCATAAAAATAAACGATACAAATAATCAAGCAAGAGACATCCCGTCGATTTCTGTGTTCCGTCGTATGATGAGAGATTACTTTATAAAAAAAGACTTTGCGTCGTGTGCTATTTTATATTTATTACTCACATTCAAGGTTAGAAACGCAGACCTGATGGTCAACATTGTCACAAAAAAACCCACGGACAATACGAAAAATTATTTACTACTTCGCCCAACTAGTGTCGTTTATATTCGTAATGATTATAAAACATTCAAAACCTACGGACAAAAAAACATCGTATTGTGAATAAGATGTTCGTCGAATGTATCCAAACACTATCCACCTTGATTGATAAAGACTTAAATAATATCACACGAGTAATCAAAAAAATTACGGGCGGTTACACAGAAGCCGACTTGATGAAGCGGTCTGTATTTGAAGCAAAAGGATTACGAGCCTATAAAAAAATAAGTAATAATCGTGGAACATCGCTACAAGTCATGGCGGATTCGTATAATATTTCAACGCAATAAAGACGGCATTTGAGACAAATATTGATTCGCCATGGCGTCTTGGTCTACATAATCTATTTTTAATACCACACTGAGGCTTTCTAAATTGTCTATATCAATCGCCTCGGCACTATTGTCGGTTAGCTGAACTTCTACCTTCTTCAAAGCATCGTTTGTTAATAATTTAATAGGCGACTCATATACAGGTTCAAATGTTAAGTTGTCATCGGAATGTAAATACTCCATCACAGGGGCATTGTTGGAAGAAGAGAAATAATTTACACTGGGTAGATTAATTTTAATAATGCTTCACTATGAGACAAAGCAGTCGAAAAGACCGCACAGGCGTGGACGACATTGATATAGCATTCGCGTCGGGACTCCGATAGCACGGGCAGGTTATTCCATGTAGCAACGCCATCCACATTAGTTAACTGTTCGCTGTTCAAGAATAGATATTTTGACGGCATATACTATAGCAGAATATTTTATAATTAATAAAAATATAATTTGGCGTCGTCTTTTTTTATTTTAGTAATATAAAAAAAGATTTCGAAGTTTTATATACACGACGAATGCGATTTATGTCGTTATACTTTATCACGTTTTTTGTGTCGGTCATTACCGAACTGATACTGTCATATAACCATATACAGTTTAGTTTTTTACAATCTTGGTCATTAAATACCAATAATACGTACATAGAATAGGTGTATATTTTATTCAGGTGTTTCGGGGAATGGTCTGTCTGGTAGCCAGATAGATGGGAAGTCCCTCAGAGCCTGCCGATATAGAATCCATTTGTCTCGTTGCGGAAAATCTGGAAGAGCAGTATAATCCGATTTCTTTTTAATAACTGTATTTCTTTTTTGTCTCATTTCGTCTAAAAGTAAGTCTTCCCATAAACTCTCCAATTCTTCTTCCGTTGGTTTTGGAATCGTCGTATCATACCACTCTATAGTCTCATATGTTTCGCCACAACTCCAAGATTTATTAAGATAATACTTTGTTAATATTTTGCTATAATCCATATACTATAGGTATATATTTTATTTATCCAATCATAAATCCACCAAAGGACGAAAATTCCGCTACTGAACCAGTACGAACATTTCCACTCGTTACTCGAATTCTAATAATATCACCAACTACACAAGGAAGAATAACGTGTCCTTTTGCGGCAACGGAGTTAAATAGGTTAGAACCTACCGCAGGGTCTGATAATGTAGGGTTCATATTGCTTAATTGACAACGGTCGCGCTGAGTGCCATTTTGTTGTAATTCAACTTGAAAAGGAACACCGTTTGATTGAAAACCATAATAAATAAACCAATTACCAGCAACTGGAATAACGTAATGACGAGCAGCAACATCATACCCTGAATGGTTATCTATAACGATTCCGTTATAATTAACATTCGTATCAACACTACTTGTTGTCGTGCTGTTACATTTTAACTTAAAACAAGGTTGAAGCGGAGCAGAAATTATTCCACCAATTGACACATATCCTTCAACGAAGAGAATGAGAGCATTTAAGTTGCTTGAATTGACCGTGGAAAAGTTAGCGTCGGCTGTAGTCGATATTGTATTACCACCAATAGATATGTTTGTCCCCGCAATAAGCGTCTGTTGATACCCTACGATATTGGAAGCGTTGATTTCGCTAACATTCACGACTGACGCATTCAAATCATCTGCTAAGTTTATATAAGTGGCGTTAATAAGTACCGATTCAAAAGATTGTATATACCCCGAACCAAAATCGCAATTGGCTCCGATGATTTCGCTGACATTTACAACATTACTGCTGTTGATAAATTCCGCAGTTACGCTTGAAAAATTAGCGGCGGTTGTAGTCGATATGGTATTCCCATCGATGGTTATGTTATCCCCAGCCAATAAGGTTTCTTGGTATCCGCTAATATTGTCTGCTATGATTGTTGAAAAATTACCTTGACTTATGTTTGCGGTTCCACCCGAATTAATATTGAATAAATTATTATTG